CCGGTATATGTTGTAATATATTTTCTCTTGTAGTGGTCGAAAGAAGCTTGGAGAGATGAATTTTACCTTCTGGAACCGGCCTTAAAATTCTCATGTCTCTCTCAAGTGTGGGACGTCTTAGGTCATGCTGGTGAGTGTTTGTTTACCACCCAATCGAACGACATAGTTCGACACATTCCAAGTTCATCTTAATCCCCTTCTTTCACCTACCATTAATTACGCTGTTACCAAGTTCCTACTAATTCTCTATAAAGAGCCCGGAGATCGAAGTACAACACTTCTCTCCCTGGTTTTAATTTAGGATTTAACTTGGTTTGAAACCGACTTTTAATGGTATTTTAACTACTCAAAAATACGCAAATACAACAATATACCCCCCGTGTCCTCAAACGGAGCAACCTCGTATTAGAAGGTTGGAAGATTGTTAGGACGCAACATAGTTCGAACGTGGAGTTCGTTCTTCTCTATTGTGGTGTGAAGAATTCAACATCATAACGTATAACAATATATCCCATAGGTGCATTAGTAGCAGCCACTCCCTCGAATGCGTAGTAGATCTTCCCTTGAAGGGTCTGGTCTATGTCGCTAAGAGACTCCTCGGTGACAACATATTTGTTTAACCGGGAAAGCCGTCTATCGACAGTGACCTCTAAATCTGAATACACATTCGCCATTGATGATGATATATTTTTCATCATGGTAATGGAGCTAGTGGGCTTTACATCTTTCGCATCATAGTCAACAGCAACCATCACAACACCTTGTGTCGTAGTGGGTTGATTACTCTGGAAGAAGATCTCTGCCTTATGGAATAAGTACATCTCATAGGTACTCGCAATGCCAGTTAACCTAGGAAAAACAGTAGGACTTAAAGAGATTGTTCCCGAAGAGGTAGTACCATCAGCTCCGTAAAGAAGCGTGGTACCACCACTAGAAACAGTCTGGATAAGTTCTTGTCCTCGGACCCGACAGCCACCAGGGGTGGTGCCAGCTCCGACTTTAAAATTTTCCAATGGGTTTGTAGCAGTCCACTGAACGGTGTTAAGTTTGAGAGGGCCATTTCGCCTCCCAACACCACCGTTCTGTGAGTTACCTTTGTTATTATTGTTATTACGTTGATTTCCTGTTTGTTGTCCAGATTTGTTCTGGCGGACTGTAGACTGCGCCGCACGTTGATTGTTCTTAGTAGCAATTATTACGTTAGGTAAGGTTTGCTGAACCCTACGCAACGACAAGTTTAACGACATTTAGGTCGGTAACAAACAGGTTTATTTAAATTTCTTCACCCACACGAAATCAAAGAATAATTCACTCAGAAACTTTCTACCATCCGATAATCCGCAAATAAATCTATTTCGTCGGATTCAGCTAATCGGAAGGGGAAGAGTTTCGCCGCATTATACCTTTGCGGAATCTTTGTGAACCATCTTGTTGTGGTCTCCGGCTGATAGCAGGAGTTAGGCTCGGTGAATTGAGGGAGACTAATTTCTCTCTCGTTTTGCCTTAGGGGTCCCATACCACACATTAATGATTTCGAATTCTTACTCTCATAACCCATAACCATATTAGATTTACTACTGGTCTTAAAACCAAATAGTGGACAAAGATCTTTTGATTTAAGAACTAATTTCGCTAACAAACGCTGAAAACGTGTCACATGAAAATTCACACCGCTATAGATAGGAAAACCTAGTCCACCCAATACCCTTGGGATGAAAAGGTTGTACCTACCACGCATAGTGATCTTCGCAATTGACTCCGAATTCCGGACGAAGAACCTACTAGCTGCTAGAGGTTTATTCGTAGCTCCACCAACACTTTTCGTGAAGGCATCTGCTAATTCAATCGCTTTTTCACGCACTTCTCCTCTAGAAGCGCCTAATTTAGACGTTCCAGAGAGAAGCCCGAAATTACAATAATCAATACGTTTTAATCTATCATCTTGGAATTTATACATAGTACTATTAATTGTCAGTACTTTTTCATGTATATAATTCTTTCCAACAGATAGAGTAAACCCTATGTCCGCCACATGTTTCTTCCATATTTCGTAGTGATCCGGGTTTGTTCTAAACAGTATATCGTCTCCATTAACGAGACATGGCAGATCCTTGAACCTTAATTTCCTACCCAGATAGTCCTCCAAACTAAGCTTATATGCTATAAGATTAGTTGTGCAGAGGAAGGGAAAGGAAAGAGGTGATCCCATAAGTTGACCATTATTTTGATTAAATGAATCAATCCCGAATTTATTCGGATAATGTATCTCGTGCTCGAAAAGCACCGACTTAAGGATTGTCTTATAAGGTCCTTTATAGTTCTGTAATGAACTATTCATGCCAATCATTGTATACTGAATTCCCAGATTATCAGTTGCTGAAGAATAATCTCCAGAAACAAAATGTGAAAAATCCATTCCGGTTATGGCTCTCTCTCTTTCAATCATACGATAAATATGATCGTCTCTTAATGGGTCCCCTATCAATTCAAATTGGGGGAACTTTCTTAGATATTTGAATAAGCTCTTTTGGTAACTTTTTGCCAAAAAATAGTTAGAAGCAGGTCCCTTTGTGATTAGACGAACTTTCAATGGTTCCAAGATAGCTTGAACCATAGCTCTAGGTGTATCAGTACTCATCTCCTCCAAATCTTGGAAAGATGGTACTCTGACACCTCGAAGTTCTTTAATCACTCCGGGAGAAGTTTCTACCATTCGATAGAGCATATCATTAATTTTATACTCATTATGGGCAATTCTATTTATCATTTGAACGGTTGGAAAACAAGGGTTAACATAATTGAGACCATTGACTTCGTCTAGGATCTCAGCTCTAGCTCCACCTTGTGAACGAGTTCTTTCCCAGCAAGCTGAATTACTAATTTCATACTTAAGATTTTCCTCCGGTTTAAAACGGCGGAAGAAAGTATCGAAATTATCCCAATAACGGGACTCAAGTAACTCATCTACTGGGTGTTCACGAGATAAGAGTTGTTTATGTTTCTCCATAGATGATAGGATAAAAGAATCATCGGCAAACTCACAGGCTCTCTTAACTCCTTGGAGAAGAGACCAGAAAAGGGTTAAATTCCTTTCTGAGTGTGATTTGCTGAACATTCTTTCCTTCCACCATCGTCTAATACTATTGTTACCAACCATCGGATACTTCGTATCGAAAGGTACAGGAGCTTCTGGTAAATCATTATTAAGATGAAGAGCGAGAGGGTATGCAGTGAAATATTTTAATATTTTTATGAAATTAGAGTACGGTATACTGCATAGAGAGCGAAAAATTGAGAATAATTGAAAATTGGAAAAACGGAAAAATAATTTCGGATCTGAATCCGACATGCAATCGATGATTGCCCGTGTTGCTTTGATGGCACTTTTAAGGTGCACAACGCTTATTCCAAAATTCAAATGAACTCCACTTGAACGAGAGCGCGACAATTCACAGTTGAGATATCTTTCTAAGGCGCATTTCTGCGCGTGGGAGATATCCTTCAAGAATAACTGTGAACTGGCTTCACCAGCCCTGGTGAACTTGCCGCGTAACAAACAATCGAGGAAATTAATCTTGAGTTGATCTTGACTCATGGATTTATTTACCAGTGTAAT